GGGCCCCCCTCTTTAAGACGGCTAATGCGCCTGAACCTGGCGAGTTGTAAGTGCCTTTGGAGTTGTCCAGCTCTATGGCTAGCTCCGACGGCTGCTCGGGATCCACGGCCTCAAGGATCCTGGCGATTTTAGCTTCGGGGATGGTGATTAAGCTGCCGGCGCCTGAGCCTGCGGTGGGGGGCGTCCATGCGCCAGGGCAAAGTGTTCTCCAGACCTCGTTTGTCTGCGTAGCCCAGATGTACTCTCCGCTGGGGTCTGCGGCTAAAGCCACGCCTCTTGAGGCGCTGGTTTCAATGACGCTGGCTTTATTCCAGTTGTAATCAAAGAAGTCCGAGCCTGGCTTTAATCTGAATATCCAGGGCTGGTTCTGTCGGGCTAGGGATAGTAGCGGATTGGTGCAAGATGTAGGGGGCTTAACCAGGTAGGGACCCGAGACGTCTAGGGTTTCGCCAGCCAGGGCTTCGAGGACTGCCTGATACCTCTCCCAGTATGTGCTGCTTCTTGATTGCCGGCTCCAAGCGGCCTGCTGCTCTGGGGTCATTTGGCTATAGCCTACCGGCCGACCGGTCTTAAACTGCCGAAGCCTTATCTGAGCGGCAACATCTACCCTGGCTCTGCCTAGTCCAATCTTAACATCTGTAGCCCAGGTGCCGGCTGCCTGGCGGTAGCCGTCTCCGTAAACCATTCTGACTACTGAAAGATAGCTGCCTTCAAGAACTAAGGCGATGATATTCCAGTCGCCGTCGTAGTACATGGCCAGGTCTGCAATCTCCCAGTCTCCGGCTCTCTGGCCTAAGCCGCTGCTCCAGCTCCCCCCAGTCCTTTTCTGTATGTATAGGCTGGTGACATCGTTGATATCCGAGGCGTGGACAATAGCGCAGTCGCCGTTGGGCTTAAAGGCTATGGCTACGCCTCGCTCACAAGGGCGGGCGTTGGACATATTAACCCAGGCTGCCCAGGTAGCTCCATAGTCTGCTGACTGCCGACGGTAGAGGGTGGATGCAGCCATCGAGGCAACGATAACATTAGCTCCCAGGGAGGCGATGGCGACTTTGGAGACAGCGGGGACGCCACCGAAGGATGCCCCCCAGGATGAGTAATCGCTCGAGGGACCGGGACTCGTTACTCGTGAGAGGTAAAGGTTGGCGCCTGACTTCCTGACTCTGATTAAGCTACCGTCTCCTGGCATGGTTACGCCGTGGGATTCCTTCTCCTCGCTGCCTGAATAGAAGCGCTCCCAGCCGAAGGCTTCCCACTGGATGCTCGAGGACTGAGCTGGGTGGCCGTAGGCCTGCACCTCTAGCTTAACCAGTGGTTTCCTGGGTGTACCTGTTTTCTGTGCTTCGAGTAGGGCGTCTGAGATACTTCTCATTTGTAAAACCAGATGGGTAAAAGACATAAGACCCAGACTAAAAGTATTAAACCTAGTAGAATCCAGGCACCTTTACTCATTTCTTCATCCTGATTACAGCGATCGCCATTCGTGGCAGCCAGGCAAGAAACGCTTTGCGTCTAAGCGAGGAGAGTTCTCCCCAGTTCTCCAGTAGCCACGATATGACGGCTTTGAGATATGTCATTTCTTCCTCGCCCAGATTATGTAAACTGCTGAGAAAACCAGCAAGACGACGCCGACTGCGGTTAGCCAGTCAACACCACAGTTCATTGAGTTTGTTGAGTTCCTTGAGTTCATTGAGTTAACTCTATAAACTCTATAAACTCTATCAACCGTGTAATAGTTCTTCGGCCAGTACCCCGACGTGGTACAGGGTGTCGTTGGGGGCAATGGCTTTTCTCCAATCAATGCTGGTCTGTGCCAGGGCATAAACAGTGTCTCTGCACCTGATGGTTTTCATCAGCTCGAGCTGCATAGCCACGTACTCGGGGGACCGCACCTTACACGGGCCGGGCTTATCGATGCCGGTCTTCTCCTTGACGAACTGCTCAGCATCGTAGGCCAGGGTTACCAGGTAATCCCAGTAGTCCTGAGCCTGCTTGATGTTGTAGCAGGTGGTGACGCTCCCTTTATCTTTCGCCTCACTGAATACCGTGGCCGGGTTCTGCTCGCTATACTTGGCTGCGGTATCGTTCAATACCCGCTCATGGAATAGCTTTATGTCAAGAGGTTCTGGCGGTTGGGGTATTTGAGGCTGAGAAGCAGTTATAGGCTGGATTTCTCGCTGTGCCTGCGCTGGCTGGGCTTTTACGCCGTTTATAGCACCATTGGCCATAACAAGGGCTGCCTGCGCCTGTGCGGTGGCTGCCTTCTCCTTCTCTTTGTCAATGCCGGCCTGGGTGACGATGTAGAAGATGCCGGCTAAGACCGCGGCCAGGGAAGGCACCATGTCCATGAGTTCAGTTTGCGCCCCTGGCTCCTGGATGAAAAGGGGGATCAGCGTGGCCAATATGGTGATGATGAAAGCGCTGTACTTCTTTTTGCCGTCTAAGAACTTTTGTATCATGTCACTCTCCTTCTTTTATTTTATGTCAACCTCAGCTTCGAGCTTTCTCCCGCTAAGGGTTATGTAAAGTAAAACGGCCTCGCTACATTCGATTTTAAGCCCCTCTAATTCATTTCAGGTCTAATCGTACCCCCCACTTATTAAACTCCAAATCCCAAATTTCAAATCCCAAACTGGGGGGTCATTCGACCAGGGCTGCCAGGGTATCGGGGACGGGCTTACCGTTTTCCGTGTAATGCCTCATCAGGTGCTTGGCAGCGTCGAGAATCTGCTGCTCGGTTGCCTCTACCCTCTTACCTCGGAATCCGCCACGGCTAAGAGCTGCCACGGCTGCTGAGCAATGCTCCCAGTCCGTTGTCCTGTAATGCCCTATCTTGCCCTTGATGGCTCGGAAGATGGCTTTGGTATGATGCGGCAGTTTCCACGTCTCCGGGTCTTCCTTGTCGCCAACGATGGCGAACGCCTGCCAGGGCAAGCCTTCCTTTAGCCTGGGTAGCCCTGCCTCGATTTTTTCTCGAGATGCTTTTTTAGTGTCACTCATTGTCGTCTCCTTGATAGAACAGACTTATTTTGAGCTTTCGGTTTCTGCCGAAGCGCTTAAGCATGCGTGTGAACTCTTTAAGCATGGCGTTGCCCCAGGTCTGATAATCTCTGTCTGCCTGCTCCCCACCAAAGCCGGCGGTGTCCGTCCGGTACTGCGTCTGAGCTAGCACGGCATAAGCGGCAGCTCCCAGGGCGAGGATATCCTCAAGGTACGTGGGGATGGTGCTGGTGCTGCCGTCCAGGGTGTGAATCTTACCCCAGTAGATATAACAGTTGTTGCCGTCCCCCTCTACGTCTCCTATTAAGGTGATGATGTCTGCATAGACGGTGAAGCGCTGAAATTCCCTGGGGTGCTCATCGATGGGGAACTCTACCCTGTCCACCGAGACTCTATCGGTCAAGGTGGTTAAGGCTATCTCACGGCTGCCGTCTGTGGTGGCGATGGTAGACTTCATTTCCCTGGGACAATAGCGGGCTAGCTCGGCTAGCGCTCTGGCGATAGCTCTCTCAATCTCGTTGTCCTGCCAGCGATAGTTAGAGCTGTCCTCGTCTTTGAGGTCTCGCCTGACCAGGGTTCTCATTGCTGATAGTATCATTTCGTTCCTCGTCTCCCCTTTATTCGGTTAGTGGTGGGGGGTGAAGCTGGCGCAGTAGGTGAGTCTGCCGCTTCTCCCCCCCCACTCAGGAGGTTTATCCCTACGCTGGAGCCCCCGGAGGGTTTGTTGTCCCCAGCGTAAGGCTGTCTATTATCTCGCTTCCTACATCTTGTGGTTTAGCTTTTATGATCCTGCGGGCTGTCCCACAATATGTTGTGTTTTAGTCTGTGACTCCGATTAGGGCTGCCCGCCTCTGGACACAGAAGTCAACGAGGCTGACATACCATTTAATGCGGCTTCGGTTGGCGTCCTTGCCTTCCATAGCGCCAATCGGCTCAACCTGGAGGCCGCCGTTGGTGGCGCCACAGAGAGCGCCTTCGCCAAACTGGAGGGCGTAGATGGTGCTGCAACCACCACCGGTAACAGCGGTCTCCACGCTATTTGTCAGGACGTGGGCGTCCAGAACATAGTCGCTGACGCCGATCTGGATGCCGTTGTAGAACTGAGCAAACTCACCGAGCTTCCCGGTGCCGACCTCAAGGTTACAGCCGGCAGCTCTAGCCAGGGCGTTTATCTTTCTTCGGCTTCTCTTGCTCATCAAGAGCAAGTCTGGCTTGCCGCCTTTGACGGCGTCTATCAGCTCATCGAGCTTGGCCAGGGTAAGCGCGGCGCCGGTAGCGCCCATGGCTATTACCTGGCTTGAGGCTGTGCCGGTGGCGATGAGCTTGATTATGCCGTTAATGCTGTTGGCATCGCCGGTCATGCCCAGGTAGTTGGCGATGCAGCCGTAGATGAAGGCTCTCTCGAACTCCTGCCTGACGGACTTAGCCGCCAGCTCGATAACGGCTGCTTCGATATCCTGGATATTGCTCCTGGTCTGCTTGATGAAGTTGTCGACGTCGGCATTTCTGCCCAGCACTGCCAGGGTGGCGGTGAGCTGGTCAAAGGTTGGTGCGGTGGGGGTTACCCAGTCGCCAAGGGGGGCATGCCAGACGGCGGCGGCAAGAGCCGTCTCCCGGTTGTAGGTCAAGCCATTACCGACTATCTCGATAAACGGCATAACCTGAAGGATTGGCGAATCCTTGATGATGGTTTCAATGACGCCCTGCAAGAGGACATCATTCGAAAGCTTGGCTGATTCTGCTAGTGTAATCGACATAATTAACTCCTTTCAGTCGTAAATTCCAAGCTCCAAATACCAAATTCCAATTCCTTATGTTTGTGATTTGGTGCTTTGGGCTTGGTGCTTGTTACTACTGCTCCTTCTTTTTCTTGGCCTGTTCCAGGCCGAGGGTTATTTTCTCTTTGGTGCTTAAGCCTTCCGTGCTGGCGGGGCCCCGGGCTGGCGCACCTGCAGGGACCACGGCTGCGGCTGCCTGCTTGGCCAGGGACTCCTGGACGTTGGCTACCAGCTTATTGGCTCGCTCGAGGGATGCCTTGACTTCCTCTACTGTCGTGCCAAAGATAACCTCTGGCGGGATGAGCGGGTTAGAGCTGGCTGCCAGCTTCTTGAAGTCCTCAAGGGCATAGGCGTAGGCTGCCTTGGCGCCTTCAAGCTCCTCGACTTTGGTGTTAAGCTCGGTTTGCTGGCCGGCTACTGTGTTCTCGAGGGCAGTTTTCCACTCCTGAAAGGGCTTAATAGCCTGCTCAACAGCCTCTTGGGTCTTGACCTTTTCGGCTTCGAGTTCGAGCTTTATGGCGTCGTATTCCTCTTTGGTGACGGTCTGGTTTTCGGTTGGGTCTTTGGTTTCATCTCCCAATGTAATTTCTCCTTTGGCTTTATTCAGTCAAAGACTCGGTCTCCGGTTCGGCGGCTGTAGCTCTCTCTCGCTCGCCGCCGCGGGTGGATCGTGCCCTGTACTGCTGATTCATTTCCAGGATTTGACGCCTTTCCTCTAGCCACCTGGCTAGCTCGGCGTCGGGGTCTCTGATGCCTAGCTCGTCCATAGCCGTTCTCCTGGCGTGAACGCCTGACTGGACTAATAGCTGCTCGTTCTGAGCTAGCCTGGCTCTGTCCTGGGGGAGCACTGCCCCCCAGATGATGCGGGTGCTGATGGTGGTGAAGTCCTGTTTGGCAAACTGCTTATGTAAAGCTAGAATCATCTGGCACCGCCTGGCGTAGGCTGCGGTTCTGATGGTTCTCTTGCGCCTGACTTTCTGTAGTAGTGATTGCAGCTCCACCTCAAGGGCTACGCCTGATAGCTCTCTTTCGATGCCGCCATAGGCTGCCCTGGGGGACTCTGAGATGTCATGGAGACAACGGTAAAGCATGTCGATATAGTCGACGTGAAGCCTGATGCCGCCGCCGGCTAGAAGGTCGAGAAGATAGGCTTTGGCGTCCTCTGGTATAGTCCAGACCGCCCCGGGGGTAACCTTGATTTCCTCGGCGGATTCTACTCCCTCTAGCACGGCGATGGGATTTCCTGAGACTTCGAGGATGCGGGATAGTTGGGATAGTGCTCTATTAAGCTCCCTCTGCGACTGCCTGAGCGGGGGTATATCGGAAGTACCCCAGAAATGCTTTGGCTGCCTGAGATTGGGAAAGATAACAAAGGGGATAAAGCCGTAGGGGTTGGGCTTGTCCTCGATGGTGTCGTTGTCCATATAGAGCGTGAACTGCTTGGCCGTCCAGGCCTCGGTGATGGTGACTACCTTCTTGTCTGTCTTACGCTGGTAGAGCTGGTCGACTTCTTCCTGGGTGAGCGTGTAGCGGCTGGCAACTCGCCAGACCTTGCTCAGGTCGTCTCCAAGCCACCAGGCATACAATCCGCTGACATCGGGGCTGGTGACCCGGATGCGCTTCTCTACTGCGTCCCAGGTGACCTTATAGCAGCCGTCGCCCAGTATGGCGGCGTCAACCTCGGTCTCGTAGTCAAGCTCCTGCAGATTGTTTTGCTGATAGACCTGGTAAATAACCTGCTCGGCTCTCCGGGCTATATCTTTTTGATTTTTGATGTTTGATGTTTGATTTTCTACCGGCTCGCAGGCGAAGTTAAGGCCTTCCATAAG